CATCTCTTGACGAGCTATGGCCCACCATCAACCGCCCCGAACTGTCCTCGATCATGCTGGAAAACTCCAGCTCGCCTGCCGTTCCAGAGTTCTTCACAAACTGCTCTGCACTGCCGTTGCTGGCGGGCAGCGTGATCTTGTTGCTACCTGCCGTTGCTGGTGCGTCAATCTCAGTGAAGCCTGAGTTGGTGCCGTTAAGTCGAAGTGTCATGATCAGGCAGCCTCCAAAGCGGTTACACGCGCCAGCAAGTCGGCGTGCTGTGTTTCAAGTGTTTCAATTCTAGTCTGAGCCTCTTGGAGAGCCTTAACAGCTTTCATGTAAAGGACGGAGTAGTTGACGGACTTAGTGACCGTTCCAAGATCTGTACCCTCACTGTCACGGTCAGGTGTTTCGTAAACAAGACCAGGGGATACAGTCTCAACTTCCTGAGCGACAACGCCAATCTGAGTATGCGTTGGGTTGCCTGTCTCTTCTTTAAAGTTGTAATTACGGACCTGTATCGCTTTAAGGTCGTCCCATTGAGAAGAAGCGTCAGCAATGTTTTCCTTTAGCTTGACATCAGAAATAGAGCCGTAGGAGTTATTTGTGTTTTGAACGTTGCCGTTAGTAGAAACCTTAAAAGATGCTGTGCCAGACCCGATGGAGCTGGCACTATGCATGCATTTAATAAACTCAATGGCTGTTCCAGCGCTTGCAGCACTTGAAATGAAATGGGTGTCAGTTGCATTGCTTGCAAATATATCTAATCTTCCTTGGTTTGAAATTTCCATCCGCCGGACCAAACCGTTTGACCCGTTAGGGCAAGTCGAGAACTTTAACCTCCCAGGCATATCGTTTGCGCCAGGAGTCCCGTCAACTACGCAAGAAATCTGTCCTGCTCTGATCAGATGACTGCCGTCAGCAGCTTCAAAATTGATGTGCCCAATAGTGTCACCACTCTGAACAACAGTCGTTGAACCTGTACCTGTGCCCCTAGCTTTACCTAGAACAATGTGAGACGGACCGTCATTATTTGAGCTTCTGATAACAGCTAAAGTGCTTGTATTTTGCGTAGTTCCTTGTACAAAGACTTGTGCTGAGTCGCTGCCATCATTAAGGTGTTCGCGTGCAGAAGTTGTCCCAATCAACAACCGCCCCGATGGGTCCAGGCGCATTCTTTCGCTTTCAGTTCCCGAATCTGAAGTCCTAAATGCGAGTGAAGCAGAGGTACTGCTAACACCACCAGCAGTAACAGTAGGAACACCGCTATCAATACCTAGGCTTATGAATTCACTGCTTTCATCTGCACCAGTTGCCAAAATAATGTTTGCACTGTCAGAGCCTTCGTGAACACGAAGTTTGTTTGTATTTGTTGCTGTCCCGATACTTACGTTGCCTGCACTGCCAACCGTTGCCCTAGTGCTGCCGCCAGTTGCAACCTGAACCGTATCCGTCCCAAACACAATGCCAGTGTTGGAGTCGGTGCCCTGCAAAGCAGGAGTAGTGGCGCTACCGTTTACGCCGCTTACGCCAGTGTCGCCGTCAATTTGAATCGCCATGATCAGCTAATAACGAGGTGGGACGTGGCAGGCACTGTCACAGTAGCGCCGCTGTTGATTGTGAGCGGACCAACCGCATGAGCACCGCTGCTAGCAGTGATCGTGTAGCTGGTGGTAACGGTCAGACTGTTTTCATAGAAAACGCTGTCCGATCCACCGCCAGTTGCACCGCCACCGATAGCGCCCCAAGCATCACCTGCATAGCCCTCAAAACTTGAGGTTGTGCTGTTGTATCTGATGTCGCCGTTAGTTGGAGAGCCAGGACGTTGAGCTGTCGTTCCAGCAGGTAACTGCAGTGCAGTCGTTGTGTTGAGGATGACATCACCCGTGAACGTTGCACCTGCAAGCGGTGCCAGTCCGAAGTTGGTTGTGGTGATCGGCCCCAACACGACATCGCCGTTGTTGGCAGCGTTGCGAGCCTTAAGGTTGTTGCTGTCGTTGGTGTCAACGAACAGCTGGAAAGCGACCGTGTTGGTCGGCGTACCACTGCCGCTGTTGACTGACTGAATAGCCGCAAGGGCATTATTCAGGTCGCTACGGAAATTTGCGCCTGACTGGTTGGCTAGTGAATAGTCGTGTCTTGCCACACCTAGGCCGCAACAACATCACCATTCTATATCCCACGTCCATATCCATTGGCTGTATAGGTGAAGCTACGACTGACATTGCTGCCGCCAGAATCCAGAACGTCTAGATCGAAGCCTGTAGCACTGACGTTGCTGATGTTGACTCGTTCGCCGTCCCCCAAGTTTTGAACCACTACGCCCACGCTTGGCAAGTAGGCATTCGCTCCACCCACAGTCGCCGTGCCAACAAAGAACGGCTTCTGGAACGTGACTGACTTGGTGCTAGTCCCAGACGCAATAGCGGTATGAATCTGATCAACACGGGGGTTTACCAAGATCTGGTAGCCCATCTGGTCGATCAGGATGTTTTCGTCAACCTTGCTGCTGGTCAGTTCAGCCTTGAACTGGAAAGCTCTGCCCTTGAAACTGCCGTTGTTGAACGGCACCCAGTCCCCATAAGTCGGAGACGCCCCAGGGTCATCGTTGGTGGAGCGGACATATAGCTCAGCGTTTACGTTCTGGATGATGCCGCCGTCAATGTCTTCCCAAGTGTCGATAAGCGCAGTCCTTGCATCAACACGATCAGATGGGAAGAAACCTCGCGTGACAAAATGACGGCGCATCTCGATTGAAGAGAACGCAATCCCGAGATCAACCGTGTCTTGGAACAGATAAGTGCCGCTTGATTCAATATCCCCCAAGAAATCAATGATAGGAACATCATCAATGTTGTCGGTGACATCATCAATTTTGTCGCTGCCTTGCAAAGTCAACGCAGTCTCGTCATCAGAATAAAAACAGTTTGTCTTTGTGCCAGGGAACGGCGTTGATTCCTGGTCTTCTCGATGGTTTTCAGCTAGCAGCTGGCCAAGCGAGTCAGGAATATCAACTAAAACGCTGGCGTCATTCGTGCTCAGGCGTCCGCCATCATCAGCAAATTTGAGAATATATTCACCCTCAAGCAACGGCACTGCAACGTCGGTCGCCGCCCCTGGAATGGCGTTGATCAGGTCAACACTGTTTGAGAATGTGGCCGTACCATCAGTGAGACTGCTATGACGAATATGGACCTTACCGCCAACCTTTACGTCTAGGTCAAGCGTTTGATTCCATTTCAAACGAGCGGTGTTTGCAGAGATTGGTTCGATTGAAAGATTTTGCACATCACCTGGAACTGCTGTCTTGCCAACAAGCTCAAACGTCTCACTAGAAATCCGACTGCCTTTGCCGAGGAAGTTAATCGCTTGAATTCGAACCTCAAGCGTTCCAGGGCGTAGCGCGAGCAGAGAGGTGGATGGCGAGCTTGTATCAATCTCTTGGAAGTTATCGTTGTCTATTCGATACGAAACCCTAAACTGATTGACCCTTTGTCGTGGACTAATCCAACTTAGGTCGAAGCCAACAAAAACACCTTGCCCGCGTTGGTACAGATATTCGCTGCCAACAATGTTCGCAACAGGATCAGGCGTTGCACTCAGATTGCTGATGTCTCTTTGTGTGAGACTGAGATTTTGCTCGACAGCGGCATAAATGCTTTCGTTGTATTCAACGGCAGTGACGCCATACGTGCCATCTCCACCTTCCGCAACGCTGATGACGCGGAATTGATTTGATTGAACGTCAGTTGTTTGAATTAGATAAACAGAAGCAGCATTAGGCGCTTCTGAAAATGCGCTGCTAACCGTAACCACCGCGCCATCAATACTGCCGATAGTTCGAGTTTCGACCAAGCCGGTTGGCATCATTACCGAAATTGTTGGTGAGTTGCCGAGGTTGACGGACAAATCTGTCGTGCTGTCAATCGTCACCTGAGTAGCTGTGGCAGAGCTAATCCGTCCACTACGCCGCGTACCAGCCTTGACTGGATCGGCAATGTCAATAACAACGCCTGGTCTAAGAACAAGACCGCTGTCCAGCGAGACAGCAAAACTTACCGTTTGCGTCAAGTTTGCCTCGGTAAGCAACAACCATTTGCCAAGCCTGTGCGCTTGACCCTGCGAATAACAACCAAGTGCTCGGACTTCTTTGTTAATGACACCGTATTTAGCAACCTGATCGGCTAGCTCTACATATTCATATTGAACTTCGCCCAGGCTGGCATAGCTTTGATAAGCAACAGTCGCGCAAGTATGGCGTGACTTCAGTGAACTGCCTGAATAAACAAAATCGCCATTAACGACGTTGGATGGACCAATTTGATAACGAGAGTCTGTCGGCCTGTCTTGATTCAACACCAACGTTCCAGCGCCGTAATAAGCAATGCCACGGAAAAGACTCGTTAGCTCTTGAATCGCGGCATAAACCTCTTTACGGGTGTTGATGACCATATTGCAAGAGAACCTTGGCTCTTGCCCGCCTCTGCCATCAGGTACGAGAGCATTGCAGTAAGTGCTCACGTTGTAAAAATCAAAAACGTCAAGACTTGACTCAGGTATGCCTGCGCCCCAACGGGTATCCGTCAACAATGCGTAAAGCAGCCAAGCAGGGTCATTCGTCCAAGTCGCAGCGCCTAGCGTTCCATTGAACAAGCCGCTATATGTAATCCGACCCAAATGCGTTGTAGTATCAACTGTCGCGTTATGAGGGATCCTAACCTTAACGCCACGAACTAAATACTTACGTTGTGGGATATTGCTGAATTGACGTGCATCAAACTTTAGAAACGCAAGTGCTGTATTTGGATAACGAAGTTTTTCGTCAATAATTTCGGTGTAGCTAAACCAGTTTGTTGCGTTTGAAAGTCTGGTGCTCGTCGAATCGGCAGTGTTCCTGACAACGCGAACATCAACCGGGAATGCGCCGTTAAGTGTCAACATATAGTCCCGTTGATAGTTATCGCTTGTCTTGCCGCTGATCGTGTCATTAACAACGGTTGTAAAACCTCCGCTGTTGTACTGCAGCTGAATAGAAAGACTGACGGACGTTCCACGGATGTCGCCGTCATCTTCAATGTTGCGTAAAGACGGAACTGAAATTGTTACCCTGACTCGATCAACGTCGGTGTCGGTAATACTGCGAGTTATTGGGCTGCCATTGGTAACAGCAACGCCTACACTCTTCTCAGATTCTCCGCCAGGAAGATTCGGAATGTATGACTGACTCTGCGTTCCATCGCGAGTAACAATCGTGTATCCCTGAAAATTATTGTTGCCTCCTGCGTCCTGCACAGGAGTGTCGTTTAAGAAAATACCCTTGACGCCATCTTCAATACCTTCGATCTCGCCTTCGCTAATAACGTCAAGCACAGTCGCAAACTGTACTGACTGGAGCGTGTCAGGCTCTTCTTCTGGGGTGCCACCGCCCCCGCCCTTGCTGCCGCCTCCGCCTGAACCAACAATTTTCAGTCCTAAGCCAGCATTATGAACACGAATAGTGTTTGCAATAAATGTGTGATGGCCCTCTACCGTCAGGTTGTAGACCGTTTTTAAGCCAAGCTCTGTACGGCTAACAATCGGAAGCAGATGATTGAACTCGTCAACCAGGCAGTCATCCGAACCTAACGTATCAATTTCAACAAACGCATTGTATTGATTTAGTACCCAATGGTTAGGTGTAGCGTTTAGATCCTTGCCGCCCCAAAGGGTGTATTTGATGGCGCGTTCATTCTCGTGCTTATGCACCTTGAGGACTTTGCCCTCATGGATCTTTCCTTTGTCGTCAAAACTGCAAACAATATCGCCAATCTTGATTTCTTCGATCGGCTTTGAGCCTCCCGGAACGGACACCAAGGTGTCGCCAGTAAAGCAACCAGTACCGCCAGCACCGCGAATTGCAACCATCACACTACGTCCAGACCACTGGAGACCACCACGCTGCCAGCGTAGGCCCGTCCCAACACAACAGGCACAGGAATGCCTTGGCGGCTTACGTTCACGATGCCGCTAAACGTAAACGACTCAAGCTGTTCTTGTTCTTTTAAGGCAGTTGGCGTTGGCGTAGGCGAAATTATCTGTGCAACGCCGCCAAGCACCAAACCAGCGCCTACAGCGGAAAGTGCCGTGCCGATCGTGGTTGCATTTAGAACCGCAACAGAAGAAACACCCACGACTCCAGCGGCTCCACCACCAGCTACACCACCAGCGATTCCGGTAGTGCCAAACAAGCCAGCGCCAGGAAACAAAAACGATGCACCAATAAGACCAACGCCTAACGCTAATCGTCCAAAGCCCCCGCCCGCACCAACAATGACAGGCGCAATGCTAAATACCTCACGGCTGCCCAGCGGTAAAGCAAGATCGCCCAAGTTATCTTCGCCAATGTGCTGACGACCCACCATCATTCGGTAGGCAACACCATCCTTCTCAGAATCCAAAATGAACTTCTCAAGCTTCGGAAAGTTGATCAGCAGTGCCTTAAATGCTTGAGCCGGTGTGCTGACGTTTAGCTCAAACCGGCACTGACCCAGCAGTTCTCGAAGCTTGCCGTAGACCTTAACGACTTTCATGCCTCAAGGCGCAAGCGGTGCTTTTCCCATAATATCCGCCATACACGTCTCGGGAAGACAGGCGCTGCTGAACGTGGTGAAGAATGAGTTGGTCACCCAAGTAAATCGCAGCATGGTTCGGCAGGGGCGAACTCAACTGCATCAAAATCAAGTCGCCAGGCTGCACGTCAGCAACTGGAATCTCCCTAAATCCTTCATTGGCAAAGTTGTCCATATACAGGCTTTCGCCATGCTCCCAAAACTTGTCACGCCTGTCATAGTCCCGTAGCTCAATCCCGTATTCCCTCGCGTACCAGTCACGCACAAGGCTGTAGCAATCCACCACACCGAACGCAAACTGCCGCCCCACATACGGAAGCTCGAAGCCAGATGGTTCGCAGTAACCCCATTGCTCCGTCAACGGGTTGATGATGTGCCATGGAACGCCACTCTTTTCACAAGCCACAAGATCAGCCTCTGATGGTTTGGGGTTGGTGGTGGGATGCGAGTGAATGACGGCAACAACTTCGCCCTGCTCCTCAGCGTTGGCATAATCCATCGGATCCAAGACGAAATGCTCGTCTGGTGTTTCAGCCAAGTTGTTGCAAGGGAAGTACCGTCTACGACCTTTGACGACGCAGACCAAGCCGCAGCATTCTTTTGGCTGCTCAGCCTGTGCGTGCTGCAAAATTTGTGCCTTGATGGTTGGCGGTAACGTCATTGAGTCAGGCCAACGCTGGGAAACGATCCAAACGGCAACTCACCGTTTTCCCCAAACCTCAGCTTGCAGGAACTAAGACGCTTGCCGCAACGGTCTTCAGCAAGGCTTGCTGCAGCGTTGTCGTTGACATCAAAAAAGCTGCTGCCGGTGTAGCTGCATTCGCTGCTCCGATACTCCCACTGGCAAATGTTGGCGATGCACTGGCGTTTTGGAACTTTTTGTCCAGCCAAGTCGAATTTACTGGCTAACTCAAAGGTGACTTGATTGCGATCCTCTGATGCTTTGCGGTCAATGAAGTACCGCTCCTCAGGAAACGACGCATACGGATCAGCATTGCTGTTGCCTGATGCAAAATTCTCAGCATCAAGAAACTTCTTCACCGTTCGGATCCGCCGAACCTCAGCACCTGCAAGGTCGTTGCCAACGGTGATCGCGTTGACCAGCAGCAGGATTGCAGTCACCGTGCTGTCAGTGTTGGCAACTGTCAGTGTTGGTCGGGGCAACGTACCGCCATTTTTGTACTCAAAACCATCCGCTTGGACAGGAACACGAAAATACGTCTCTCCGTTCCAAACAATGTTGCCAGTCACTTGGTCGTTGACACCTGAGTGCCAACGGTAGACATCACTGCTGCCGTGCACGCTGCTGTCTAAGCGCAACTCAAACATCTCAATGATGGCGCTGGGTGCCAAAACACTTAGCTCCTCGTAGACGCTGCTAAACGCTGTCCAGACAACAGTGTTGTCATTAGTGGTGTCGCTAATATCAGTTGGCCAACTGGGTTCAGAACTGCCTGACGTACCAGCAGTCGTACAGCGAAACCACAAGCCGCTTGCTTGGACAGTGGTTGCCCTACGAATGTCACCGACAACAAATGCGGTGCTAGCAGTCCAGGCTGTTGCTGCCATTACGGTTCAAAGACTTGGCGGAACGTCACTTGGAGCGTGGCACGGTCTGGATAAGGAATCGACTTGCTCCACTTCTCACAGACAAATTTTGATGCGCTTGACTCTCCAGGTGGCGTATAAGTGAAATTGGCATTGTCTGCAGCACGAGCGTCTAAAAACGCTTCAATCGTGTCCGACTCAGCTTCCGAAACGTTGAACTCCAAGTTGTAGATCTTCGGATTCTGGTTAAGGCCCACCGTAATGCGAGCCTCGTAACCATCCCCGAAACGCACTGTTCGTACGCTTGGTGCGCTTGATTTTGTCATCCCTGGTGCGGGATCAAAGTCTGGAAAGTCAGCCATCAGGTAGTAAGCAATCCTCCAGGACGTTTTTGTTTGATCAGCTCCTGTTGTACTGCAAGACCAATGGCCTTACCAAGCTGAGCGGCTTCATTTGCGCTGCCCTCAACAGACGAGCCAGAAGCATCAACGTTCACGGTCACATTAGCGCTGCCGCCCAAAGCGTGGTTCGGAACAATCGTTCCAGATGACCTTGGCACGAATAGCTCAGGGCCTCGTTCACCCACGACTGAAGGCTTGCCAACTGGAGGACGACCACCGCTAGCAAAACCCCTCAAGTTCTTAAATAGCCCCACTCCAGGGAATAGTCCTGTCAGCAACGTGTTGACGCCCAGCTTGAGCAAGATATTTGCAATGTTCTTCAAAGTATTTGCAGCTGCATCAGCAAGAGATTTTGTTTGGTCTACTGCAGCGCTGAGAGTATTTACAACGCCGTCTGCAATAGCCGAGCCAATCTGGTCATAAATTTGCTGCATTCTGTTTGCTGCCTCTACTTGCTTTTTCAACTCCGCGTTTCCTCGAATTAACTTTTCTACCCTTTGTGCGTCTTCCTCTCCTAAACCTTTAGTCGCTTCAGCAATTTGCTGCTTTAGCTGTACCTCTTGCTCGTCTCCCGTCAGCCTTGCCTGCAGCAGTTCGCCCTCTGCTTGAAGGTTTTCGACGGTCTCTTGAACTTTTTTAGCTTTATCGCTTTCGGTTTGCGCTGTTTTGATGTCTATGTCTTGAATTTTTTGAGCGGCGTCTACTCTTGCAAGCTCTATCTCAGCAGCTTGAAGTTCGGTTGAAAGCCCTTTGGCTTTAATTTTATCTATATTTGCTGCAAGCGTTTCTCTGATTTTTTCTTTTTCAAGAATTGATCTAATTTTGTCATTTTCGTCAAGCGTGGCTTGTGCAATTTGTTTATCGAGCGCAAGCAGACGCTCTTGAAGATCAATTTCAATTTCCAAACCTGGAAGCTTGTCTTTTTTCGCGCCCGAGCTGAACCTGCGAATATCTTGACCCGTAACAGGAATTTTAGTTTTAGGCTCTGGACGAAATCCTCCAAACTCTTTAAATAACTCCTCTGCAACTTTGCCCGTTAAAGCCGTAGACGTTCGAGTGTCTGCAAATGGATCCGCTACTGCTTGACCGCCAAGCAACTCAAGCGTTGCGCCTTGTCCCTTAATGGTGCTAATTCTTTGCTCTAACCTTTGACCTGCTTCCGTTCCTGCTAAATCTTTTCGCAGTGCATTCAACCTGTTGAACTGTACCTGTTCTTTTAACAGATCACCAATAAGGCTTAAAAAGTCAGACAACGGGCCAGCAATCAAAGCTTGAAGCTGAATCGTCAATTCATTCCACAGCTTTGTTACCTTGCTTGTCTCTGTGCCAAGATCAAACAAAGCGTCCACACCTTCGTTTCCTATTTTTTGAGACAACTCATCTGTCAGAAGCGCTGAAAGCTCAGCAGCATCCCCTTGCTCTTCTAGCTTTGCAGCAAGATCTTCAGCCTTTGCACTGCTAAACAGAGCTTTTTCACGTACAAAGTCAAGCGCTCCGCCAGTTGATGTCAGCGCTACGCCTGCCTCGGTTGTCGCTTGAATAAACGCATCAACTTGCTGGCCAATCGCACTGCCTAGAATTTGCAACCCAAATCCTCCAGCACCCCCACCAGCAATCGCACCAGCTGCCCCGCCTACGACTGAGCCCGCACCACCGCCAAACAGCAGTGGAAAACCAACGCCAAGCGCAAGGTCTTGCTGCAGGTTTTGCCCCCTACGCTTTCTTTCTCGCAACCTAGAAACTTTTGCTCGGCGTCTAAGCACTTCTATTTCTCTTTGAGTAGAAGCCTGAAGACCCTTAGACGTTCTGATTAAGTTAATCTGTTGTCGCTCAAACCTTGCAGCCTCACTTGTCGCCGTTGTGTAAGCTGTTGCTAAATTTTTAACGGCTACGTCTTGTTTTTTAAACTCACCTGTAGATTTTAACGCTGTTTGCGACATTAAGTCGCCAAACAATACCGCTTGCTTGTTTACAGAAGAAAAAGATTTGCCGAACTTATCAAAGTTGCGTACAAGGTCATTGACGTTTTTGGACAGCTTGCCTGAAAGGTCTCTGCTTCTTCCTCTTCCGCCAAGGTTTAGATCAACAGGGTCTTTATTTATTGCGTTTATTGTTGCCTGAATTGACTCCAGCCGTCCTTCAAGCGCAGCAACCTCTCTGAGACCGCCGATGATTACGTCGATCTTCGCCTGAGCAGACCTAGCCAAGACTCAAATGACGCTGCACTATCAACACTTTACCTGCGCCGCTTCGCCTTTGCTAACTGCTTCTCCTGGTCCTCGTTAATTACTTGGAAATACGCGCTCCAGCCGATGATCTCCTCTGCGGTCATCGTCGCCCTCAGCTCCGACAGGCCCATGCCTAACTCCTTGGCAACGCCAAACTGAAGCATGAGCCAGTTGTCCTTCCGAAGCTCGGCGCTTAGGATTTTGGGTCAATGGCCTCTTCTTCTTCGTCAGTCAAGATCGCCAGCATCAGAGACTGAAGATCCTTGTCCTTCACTTCATTCTTAAGAACGTCGATCTCGCCAGCAAGAAACAGAGCGTTGCCCATCTCGTCCTGAGCCTTTGCAATCAGCAGTTGGAGCGCAAACGCATTGGCATCATCCGATCCAGCACGCTTCTGAGCACGCTCACGCTCAGCCATCGTCAGTGGCGCAACCCACATTTCAAACTCAGTGCCGTCCGACAACTCAACTGTCTTTTTGACCGGCTCCAAGTTTGCTGCTTTCTTGAGGCGATCAATGGCGCGGAGTGCCATGAATATCCGGTTGATTGTGCTACTACATTAGCATTAAAAAAGCCCCCGACAAATGCCGGGAGCTTCTTCGCTATCTGTTGATCAGCTCTTGCTGAAGTCGAACGTAGGAGCAGTCGTCGGACGGAAGCTAACTGACACAGTTTGAGCGTCGTCCGGGGTAACGGAGAAGCTAGCTGAAGTCAGCACAGCCTCAAGCTGGATGGAGCGGCTCTTGGTGTCATCCGGCGTTCCAGAAGACAGTACCGTGTCCATATACAGCTTGAAGGTGGCACCAGCCTGCTTACGCTGGGTCACGTCTTCAATGAGACGGCTAGCGATAGCGGTGTCATCGTCGGTGAAGTACACCTCAGCAGAACCGGAACCATCGGCAAAGCCAGAGATGAAAGTACGGAACGGAGCGGTTTGACCAAGCGTTCCACCGATGCTGGTGGTGTCGATCTCCTCCCGAGTCACCTCAAAAGACCAGGAACGAACGTTTGCCACCGACTGAAACTCGGTGAACTTGATCGTGAAATCACTGGTGCCGTCAGTTCCGTCACTGCTCAACGCAAGAACAGCGCCGCCTGCAGTTGCAGAAAAAGTGGCTGCTCCAGTAGAAGCTGTGTAGGTCTTGATAAAAACAGGAGTTCCTTCAGCTAGGCCACCAGGCAGAGTGCCGCCACCAGCAGTGAACGAAACTTTGTCGTCTACCTTAAAGTTGAGGAAGGTGCCAACATTGATGGTGTTGCTGGCGTTAGTAACGTCAGCAGCCTTGAAAGTGCCGGAAGTGCCAGCAGGCTTGTAATAAAGGGCTCCAGAGGTGCCCGAAAGGACGGTAGCCATTCG